AGGATTGCCCAGGCAAAGATGACTGCGAGCGCCTGGAAGATTTATGCGACATGGCAAAAACCGACAGCACATTAAAAAAGGAACTCGAACTCCTGGAATCACTCATGCAGCCAGGCAAAAATTAGTTTCGCCGATTTTTCCTTAAAAAAGCCGGGAGATTAATTATTTTGAAAATCGACTTTTGAAACCCCCATAAACAGGGGCTTACAGAGGCTCGGATTTCAAAAAATGCCGCTTTTTTTTTTCAACTTCAACGTTTTTAATTTTTTGCAGAATCACAAAACTTTTATTTTGAGTTTTAGGTTTGTGAATTTTCGCAGAAATGAAAAAAGATTTTTTTCAGTTTCAGAGTTTTAATTTTTTAGCAGAATCGAAAAACATTTTTTTCCAAAACCGAAAACCTTTTATTTTTCAAATCTCTTTTGTTTTTTTTTCCAGAATCGAAAACCTTTTATTTTTCAAATCGGTTTTGTAATTTTTTTGCAGAATCGAAAAAGATTTTTTTCAGCTCCAGAGTTTTATTTTTTTAGCAAAAATGAAAAAGGATTTATTTCACCAGAAAGAGTTGAATTTTTTGAAAATGGACGCCCTGTGTCGCCCTATTCATGCGGGTTTCATTTTCCGTTTTTCAAAAAAATAATTCTCCCGGCTTTTTTTCAGAAAAAACACGCAAAGAAATAAAATACTGACACCAGCGTTTAATTTCCCCCAAAAGGATAAAAACCACTGACACAGTGGATTTACACCTGTTTTTCTATTGATTGTTGAGCCGCGCTGCCGTACTTTTGTCAGATGATAAAAGCACTCGAACCGCGTCAAGCGATGTTATTATCAGCCGCGGATTTTTTTCTTTTGAAGGAAATCCCAGGAGAGCAGAACAATCCGATGATTCTCGGATGGTTCCAGGATCTAGGATTTAACTGGATCCAAAATGACGAAACCGCCTGGTGCTCGCTTTTCATAAACTGGCTCGCCAAGGAAAACGGGATCGAACACAGCAAAAAACTGGACGCAAGATCCTGGATGAATATCGGAGAGAACGCGGAAAACCCATCCAAAGGTGATATTGTTGTTTTTTGGAGAGAATCCCTCGCCAATAGCTGGAAGGGACACGTCGGACTTTTTATGGGACAACAGGATGATCACATTTATTGCCTCGGAGGAAACCAGGACAACCAGGTCAATATTAAACCTTACCCTCTTAGCCGACTTTTAGGATTTCGCAAATTGAATTTTATAAATACATAAATAAACCGTCATGGATTGGATGAACGAAGTATGGCCGCAAATTGCAACCTATATATCAATTCCCTATTTATTGACTTTTATTCTTTTAAGCTACCTGGTTAAAAAATACCTGGAGCACGTCCTGGAGAAGATAACCAGGTTTAAATGGCGAACAGTTTACACCGTTTTATTTTTAGGGATCCTGCTCGCCGTTCCTTTTTTGATATGGACCGAAGCAAGCTGGGTCCAGGTATTATTCAGTTACGCCGTTGGAACCAGCCTCCATGAATTGTGCTTTAGATACATCGAAAAGCTATTTATAAAAAAAAAATAAAACCCTGTAATTGTAAAAAGGACAGCGGATGGACGTATGTCAAGGCTTGCAATTTTTGCGGAAAGCCTAAGAAAGACAGCTGGGTTATACTATGAACAAATTAAGCAACATAATCGATAAAACGGGAAAATGGCTCTCCCGGATAAGAACAATCGCATTCTTTGTTTTGATTGTATTTTTATTTTTATCGATTTTCAAACATGGATGCGACCGCGACGAAATCGCGGATTTGATCCAGCGGACCACAGGCTTAAACCTTGAAAACGATATCCTGCACAATCACATCGATGAACGCGACTCGATGCTGATAAAAAAAGAGGAAGTAATCGACAACCTCCAGGCAGCAATCCAGCGGAGCGAAGGAAAGGTGAACGGAATGGTTACCGCTTACGCAAAATTGAATGACAAATATGACCACCTGGCCGACTCGATCCTTACAATCCCGGCGGATTCCAGTTACAGATTTTTGGATTTTCAGGCATATCCAAGCAGAGGCATCCGGAAATTTCCATTTTCAGGGGACCAGGTCCAAAGGATCCACCTGACCTGGATGGAGCGAATATCCCTGTCCGATATGAACCTGAACCTGAAGGACCGGATCCACGAATTAAACGACCAGCTGCTGCTGAAGGATTCAGTCGCGATAAATTCAGAACAGAAGATGGTCCTCATGCAAGCCAGCACCAGAGATTACCAGGAAATCATTATAAATAAAGACGAAATAATTGAAGGCCAGGATGACTTTATAAAAAAGAAAAAGAAACAAACCAAAATCGGTCGATTTGTCGCGGGAGCCGTAATTGTAATTCTTGCGATCCTGGCCGGAACAGGTTAAACGACAACGACATGAGCTTTATTCTTGATCAAGATTACTCGGTTTTAATTACCGATGACCAGCTGGCACAAATAACACAAAGCCAATCAGACATCGACGTCTGCCTGTTGCAATCAGAGGAAGAAGTCAAGGAATACCTCCGTCACCGCTTTAACGTTGAGGTGGATATGCGATCATTCCAGATCTCCACAACAGGCACAGGCGTCACGGCTGTTGAAACGGATCGGATCTATCAAAGCACCACAAATAAATTCTATATCTGCACAGCCGACGCAACAAGCGAAAGCCTCACAGATACAAATTTTTTTGAAGAGGAAGATGACCGGAACCAAAAGCTGGTCCAGGTAACAACCGATGTTTTTTTGTATCACCTTCACACCAGGCTCAATCCCAGGAACGTCCCGATGCACAGGAAAATCAGATATGACGGGGATGGAGATATTCAAAAAGCGATGAGCGCAACCAAATGGTTACTCATGGTTCAGAAGGGAACGATCACTCCCGCCCTGACCATTATCGTGGATGACGAAGGAGAACCACCCGACTCCGGACAATCAATCGAATTCGGACATTCGCCTCGCGATGGGCAGAGAGGACTCCGGAGTGATCGCTTCGACCATTTAACAGGAAATTAAATATTTGAAAAATGGCTTCAATAGTAGATAGAATCAGAGGGAAAACAAACGGTGAGATTCCAGCCGCGAAGGTTACAAATTTTGTAACCGCCCTCAGAAAATTCATCCGGAAAGTAAATCACCCATCAGCGCTTAATCAGATCGATCCCCGCCAGCTTTACAGATTCACCTGGACCATTGATGAATGGCAGATCGCCGTCGATAATGCAGAGGACGTTCATTCTCAAAATTTATACGACCTGGCTGAAATATTTAATGACGTCGTGGACGATTATGCCGTGGCATCATCGATGGCACAAAGGACAGCCAAAGCGATCAATTCAAAAATTATGTTCGTTAACCAGGACGGAACAGAGAATGAAAACATAAAGCCGTTTTTTCTAAATGTAGATGGATCGCAAAAACCATGGTTTAGGCGCTGGCTTAAGATAGCAATGGATTCCAAATATTACGGATTCGCCGTCGCGGAACTGGGATCCTTTGTTGATGGCCAATTCCGCCGGGTAGAAGGCCGCGCCGCCTGTGAAAAGATTCCCTATGAGAACCTTCTCCCGATGTACAGGTTTATAAAAATGGATGCCGAAGCAGGATCCGCACCAGGGAACATCATGTCAATGGATCGTGGCCCGTTTTCAAAATGGCTCGTTCCGATGGGGGAGAAGAATGACATCGGGCTTTTAAATAAAGCAACCCCTTATGTAATATGGAAACAGATATTTGCAAATTGGAGCCAGCATGCTGAAATCTTCGGTCAACCATTCCGGGAAGGAAGAACAGACGTTTATGATCCGGAACGCAAAGAGCAGATGAGGAAAATGTTTGAAGAAATGGTCGGCTCCACATACGGAATCTTCCATCCGGATGATGAAATCGAATACATAGAAACCAGCAAGACGGATGCCTTCAAAATATACGATGCGCTGATCGAGCGATGCGACCAGGCCATTGTAAAAATATTCCTTTCGCAGACAGGGACCACAGAGGAAAAAGCATTTGTGGGATCCACCGAGGCACACGAACGGGTCATGTCGGATATTGTAATGAATGACCGATTTGATCTATCTGAATTTTTCGAGGATATCCTGATTCCAAAACTAAGGAAGATCGGAGCGATCCCGCTCAATGAATCCTTTTCGATGGTTTGGATTGTTGAGGAACACCTTTCTTTAATTCAATGGGCCGAAATAATCACCAAGCTCTCAGCAAATTATTCTATCCCGATCGACGAAATAAACAAGCGATTTGATATCGACGTTGAGGAAAAATTATTCCCTGAACAAGCACCAGGAGCTCTCGCAGATGAAATCGACAAAAAAAAGTTGAATAATGGCACGAACAATAAATGAAATATACGGGGAGATGATCCTCGAAAAAGAAGAGTCGCCTTATTTAACAGGCTTGACCAGCAACAGCCGCGTCGCAGTATGGCGCTTATTATTCTACATTTGCGCCGTCGCAGTAAAAGTCGTGGAGGATCTTTATTCTTTACACGTGGCAGAAGTTGAAAAAGCCGGACTGGAAGCAATCGCAGGAACCCTGGCATGGTACGCAGCGCAAACATTACTTTATCAATTTGGGGATGAATTGAGTTATGACGCGGAAAGCGGAAATTTCGGTTATGAAATTATTGATCCGGATAAACGAGTCGTCAAATTAGCGACTGCCCAGGACGACTCGACAGGCCGCGTTTTTATAAAAGCGGCGAAAATAGATACAGGAACAGGAATCCCGGAACCATTATCGGTCAATGAATTAGCCGGACTTACAGGATATTGGAATCAAAAGAAATTCGCAGGAACCACAATGGTGGTCACCAGCGATCTGCCGGACCTGGCTCACATCGCTTACAGAATCATTTATGACCCAAATATTTTAAATCAAGACGGGGAATTATTACTCGATACTGCCATCAAACCTGTTGAGGACGCAATCAACCAATTTTTTGTTGATTTTGGAATCCAAAATTTCGCTGGCATTTTTCAGATCGTGGACATTACCGATTACATACAGGATGTCCAGGGAATTATCAACACCGCGCCAACGATAATCGACATGACAAAGAATGACGGATCGGGATTTATAAATGTACTGGCAACCCAGGACAACCGTTATGAGAGCGTCGCGGGTTACATAATTGTGGATCCCTTATATCCGCTGACAGGACAAATTATTTATAATCCAGTCTAATGGACATACAAATTTTTAGCATAACCTGGATCAATATTGCAGACAATATGCTGCCCTGGTACTGGCGCGATTTAGAACCATTCTCGCCGGGAGTGGATAATCGATACTGGTTAAGAGATTACAACCGCGCAATTTTAATGTCCATCGAAAGCATCACGGATGATTTATTTGAACTGGCTTTTAACATACAGAAAAAAACAAACAGGACGGGCCAGCATGGAGTCCTGGAGATTTCTATAAATACGGATTTTGATCCGACATTAAGACGACTATTCCTGACGGATGCCTTCGGACCAGCCAATTATAATTTTGATTTCTATAAGCAGGGAGAGGTGGATCCCACACCGCAAAGTTTTTATAAAGAAGGAGAGGTGGATCCATTCCCGAAAATATTCTGGTTAGGAATTGAAAGCGCTGGAGAATTTGATTTTATAGTAAATATCCCAAGCGCCGTCGGCATCGATGTGGCTCAACTTCGCAGCGTCGTCGATACTTACAAGCAAGCAGGAAAAATTTATGACGTAATATTCTTTTAATTATGACAAACAGAAAATTATGGTTCACAGGTGGAGAGCCGGATGTAAACATCGATGACCTCCAGCGAAACGTGGATGCAGTATTCAGATCCTATGATGCGATGTTCGGCGCTTTCAATATAGGGACAAATCTAAATTACATCGTCGTCGGCTGCATTCCAACGATTCTCGCGGGAGTTTCTGCGACGGTAACAGACGGTTATATTTGGCTGAACGATGAAATTTTAAGAGTCGATGCACAAAGCACGCCTTTCGTTTCGAGCGACCAATATTATTATGAAAAGGATGTAACTTATGATCCCGCTGGGGATAAGGTTTACAACGATGCCGTCCCCAGGGAAACCTGGCAAATAAACCGGGGAGTTTTAGTCAACGGGACTGGCGCTCCGCTTCCATCGAACGTCCTGGACACCCAAGGATTCACGATGCCGGACAAAATCAAGCAAATCATTGAAGGAAATCTTGTTGAATTCAATGCACAAAGTTTCGCGATTCAAAACACCGATGAATTAGTTAAGGCCGGGATCAGCGGCGCTGGTAATACCTGGATTATGACCGTTCCGGACACCAATATAATCGCATCAACGGAGGTATTTTTTCTGCACTTTTTCGATCATGCACCAGGAACGGGTTTTGGCATTTATGAGATCCGAACGGTGAGTGGATTTCTGATCACAACGGTCACGGAGCCGACCTTTTTAATGTACGTAAATGACCAGGGAACGATTAAAGAATTTTGGAGATTATCCCTGGTTCCAGTCGGCGCACCTATTAATTTTGCAATAGGGCCGTGGAATATGGACACCGTCGCAACTGTAGTAATTCCACATGGTTTATTAGATAAAAACTTGATACGCAGCGTCCAGGCAACAATTATAAATGACACCGGAGATACGCTTTTCAGTTTTTCAAATATGAATGGGGGATGGTTCAGGTGGGACGATACAAACGTGATCCTGGAGCGCGAATCTGGAAATGCATCCCTATTTGATAACACGGAATTTAATGACGCAGTACTTGATCGCGGCTTTTTACTAATATTCCTATTCACATAATGGCAGAATGGACATCAGCGATGAATCGCCAGTTGATAGAAGGAGTTTATGGTGGAGTCATAACAGCCTTTAATTTGCCGGAAAAATTATTCGAGTTTTCCTTTGCTGAACTTATGGGCCAGGTCGATGAGGGATTTGTGCCGGAGCAAACGGTTTTAAATAAAGAATTGATTTATAAAGGATTCAGGAAAAACATAAATGAAACTGCAGGAGCAAAAACAGCCAGCAATGTAATCCAGCTGAATGAGGATGTATTTCTGCCCGACGGATCGAAGCGACCATTCAAAGATTTTTCTGCAAGAGCCTCCCGCGTCAATAAACAGTATAATCAAATCTGGCTGAAAACGGAACAAAACACAGCCTTCTCATCAGCGCAATCAGCAGACCGATGGGTGCGAACCCAGGATCAAAAAGAAACATTTCCGATGCTCCAATATCAAACCGTGAACGATGGCCGGGTCCGTCCGGAACACCGGGACTGGGATGGAATCGTAAAACCAGTCGACGATCCATTCTGGGACACCCGGATCCCGCCGAATGGATGGAACTGCCGATGCCGCGTTATCAGATTAAGACAGGCAAATGAAACAAACCTGGATGACCAGCGCAAACAGGTAAACAAAGATCGAGCAACCAGGGGAGAACCAGCCGTCCCAAACCTGAAAAATTCATCGGACATTTTCAATATCAATCCAGCAAAATCAAAATACATTTTTAAGGAATCACAAACGCCATACTTCGCTGATGCGGCGAGATTCACAAAGCAGGGAAAAAATAATTATGGATTAGGTTATAAATAAAGCAAAATGGGGAAGTTCTTTAATATACCAGACATTATTGATTCCGTCGCAAAAGGCGATGTAAAAAAGGATTTCATCCCAGGAGATATCGACGTTTTAGCAAAATCAGACGTCGGAAAGCAGTTTAATGTTTCGACGGAATTTTTAAGAGGATCGGCAAATAAATTATTACAGAAATTTGGCTTTGCTCCGCCCTTTCTCCTGGATTTCCTGGAAGATTTACCCGTCGGCATTTCGGCTTTCGGACTTCCTGTTTTTGACAGCGTCGAATTTCCAGGTGGACATTACAGCATTATAAACCCCGGCTTAATACAAGAATCAATCCAGTTTGCTGGAATCCTTATCGATACAGTGGTTGTTCAGGCATCGATGCGAAAAAATATTGTAAAAACGGAAATCGCCGGAAGGGAAGGAGCCGTTAAAGAATACATTTCAAGTAATGATACAATGATATCAATTTCAGGAGCAATCATCAATGCACATTCAATGGCATATCCCAGGACCGAAGTCCAAAATTTAGTCCGGATCCTGAATATTCCCCAACAACTAAGAGTCAAATCGAAATTTATAAATGATATCCTGGGATTTGAATTTATAACAATAGAATCCTGGAGCCTGAACACGACAACCGGAACCCGGAACACGCAATTATTCTCGATCGAAGCAATAAACGACATATCACCGGAAATCGATGAAACATCAGCGACTTAGCAGCAAAACGAAAAATGGCTAAACAAGGAGTTAAAAAAATAGGGAGGCTTCCCATACAAGATATTAACCCGCGAATGATCAGCCGCGAAAAGAATAAAACAATGGCTGTCATTGGAGAGGAATCGGTTAATCATTTTGTAAAGGGATTCAGAGAGGGAGGTGGTCAAACCGATGAAAGCAAGGATGGATGGAAAAGAAGGAGAAGCGGAGTGGATCCAAACCGAGCAACCCTGGTGAAATCCGGAGATTTATGGAAGGATATCGATGTGATAAAAGAAACCCAATCGATCGTGGTGGTTGGTACACAGCGAATCGCTTATGCCGCCGAACATAACGAAGGAACAAAGGGACAGATAAAGCGGGAATTTATAGGACCATCCAAAGAATTAGAAAAAGACATCGAAAAAGAAGTCGCCACCTACCTGGATGTATTAACGAAAGGAAAACGACGATGAGCAACTCAATAAAAATCGACCTTTACACAGCATTAAAAACTGAAATCGCGGCGCTGCTTGAAGCCGGACCAGGGAGCGATCCATTATTTAAATTTGTCGGGCATTACAACACGCCGGAGGAAAAGAATGAAAATGAATTTGCATACAGGACACCCGCCGCTTTTATATCCCTGGACCGAGTCGCCTGGATAGATACCTTATGGGATCACCCAGGCCAGGATTTGTCCAGGCAGCAGAATGGAGTCGCAACATTTACGATTCATATATTCATCCACGATTTGAGGACAGACACCGATTCTTATGTCGAGCACCTGGCAATTGTAAATCGAGTTTACCGGGCATTAATAGGACTGCGATCACCATCAACGGTGGAAGGGAAATATTCCAGCTGCCGCAGGATCCACGAACAAGACGATCGGGAATTTGCAAATTTGCGCCATTGGCGACAGACCTATGAATCATTTGTCCAGGAAGCACCGATCTCAACCGACCAGGTCGATGCCTCACCAGCAACGCTGGAATATACAATTGTTGTGGATAACGCTCCGTAAAAACCGCTGACAGGACGACTTAACAATCTAACAATTACGTCAGTAAATTGTATTTTAGTATATAAAGTATTAAATTTACTTCAGCCGCGCAATACATAAAACCATGCACAGAACAGGAGAAACAATCGATCGCAGACGGCAGTACATTAAAGAGCGCATGCACAACAGGTCAACATCAGTATCAAGTGAAGTGCGCCGGATTGCCAGGGACTTATTTATTTCCGAACGGACCGTTTATCGCGATCTTCACTGTTGAAATCGTGACAAGACGGAAAAAAACTCTAAAAGTTAAATATTAGTGTTCAACAGCAGTACCAAGGAACCCGCTTAATTGGCGGGTTTTTTGTTTGCTGACATTATGGATATCAGTGGGTTAAATCCTTTCGACTCAGCCGCGCAATGGTTAATTTTACACAAACCAGCGCAATGGACCACAACAACAGTCACGTCGCCAAAATTAGACTTTCCTCCGCTTTCCAGCCGGACTCATTCCGCAGCTTATCAATTCAAAACGGGATCGAAGCGATCATCGGAAAATTGAAAGGAAACAAACAGATTTCAACAAAGGATTTTCATTTTAACGCTTCGGAATTTTCACTCGCAGACTGCCGCGCCTGGTTAGGAAATAAGAGTATGAGTTTTTTAAGGATCGAGAGCGCTCCCAATTTGCCGGAGATCCGGGATTTAATCAGTAATCCATTACCCAACAAAAAAACAGAATTCGAATTATTTATCAGAGGGACAATCGGCTTCGATGTTTCGGGCATTGCCATTGCAGAAGAAATCGATCGGCTGAACCAGGAAGGAGCAACCCGGATCACTGAAAGGATAAACTCGGCAGGGGGAGATGTAATCGATGGCTTCAATATTGTCGCGGCGAATCTCAGAAGCAAAGCAATAATCGAAACCATCAATGAAGGAGTCGCAGCATCCATGGCTGCAGTAATCCTGGCAACCGGAGATGAACGCCGAGCCTTTGATTTCAGCACCGCATTAATTCACGATCCGATGATGGCCGGAATATCCCTGGAACAGATCGAAGATCAGCAGAAAAAAGAGAATCTAATCAAAATCAAAAATGGACTGGTTAAGATTCTGACGGATGCAACAGGCCAACCCGATAATATTATCAACGAATTGATGAGCCGGGAAACGGTAATGTCGTCATCCGAACAGCGAAAATTCGGACTGGTAAACTCTGTAATTAAAAGCCGGATAAAGCGAGCACCTGCGAACCTTTCCCTTTTAGAAGTCATGAATTATTCTGAAGCGGCAACCGCAAGCGATATCGATAATATAAACAAATCAAAAATTCATAAAATGAAGAAAATCACGAATTTCTTGAATCTTCAGGATGACGCAAACGAGGAATCAATCCTGAAAACCCTGGAAACACACAGCAAGGAAGCTGAAACAATTTCAGCAACCCTGAAAAGCACCCAGGATGAGCTCGCTGAAAATAAAGCAAAACTCACAGCAGCAACCGAGAAGCTGGATGCCTCGAAAGCACAGAACATCAAATCGGCTGTTGATTCCGCAATCGAGTCCGGAAAATTTGCAGAAGATCAGCGGGAGAAACTGACCGCGAAAGCAGAGGAAAACTTTGATTTTTTCAATGATATGGTTGAGGCAATACCAATGCCTCATGCCTCCGCATTGGAGAGGATCCAAAATGCTTCACTCTCAGCTGATAATTCCTATAAAAACGAGAAAGGGGAAACAGTAAAAAAGGACTGGGATTATTACCAGCAGAATGATCCCCTCGCCCTTCAGAACCTGCAACTCAGCAACCCCAAAGAATTTGATCGTCTCTATTCCGCATACTGGGAGAAAGAAGAAGCAACAAAATAATTATAACTAATTAAAATCCAAGATCATGGCAGAAATCAGACCGATCAAATTTTCACAGGAACTGCAGTCCCAATTATTCCCGGATAATGCGTTCTATAAAAGATCAATATCGGAAACAGGGATCGGAATCGATGTCGAACGCATCGAGATCCCACAGGCAGCAGCAGCCGGAACGGTTGGTGTCGGAGTACCAGGAACACTCCCCCTGACAATCACGCAGAGAACTGATGACATTCGCAGCTACCTGGTGGAGCAGCTTTACATGGAAGAACCAATTCTCATCACGGACGAGAACGAAATTGTTGTGAATTATAATAAGCGCCAGGATATCATCACCGCGATGGCCATGTCCATCAATTCAAAAGCGGGTGACATTGCAGCAACCGAATGGGGAGCAACCCTGGCCGCGAATTTTGTCAGGACCACAGACACGGCTGTTCGAGCAACCGAAATTGTGGGAGCAACAGGAAACAGGAAGCGAATCGCTTATGCCGACCTGGTCGCAATAAACGGAATAATGAATCGCATGAATGCGCCCGTCGGAAAATGGTATGGATTGCTGACAGCCGCGATGATCGATGATTTATTTCTCCTGGACAAGCTGAACGAAGCGGACAAGGCTCAGATCGCCATCATCCGGACCGGGGAGATTGGAAATATTTTTGGAATCAATTTCATGATGCGCTCGAATAATACGCTCGGTCACGCCGGACTCAGTTATTCAAACGATGCAACTCCGGTAAAACAGGCACTCGGCGCTGTCGTTCCAGCCACAGCAAATGCGGGTGGAGTGGTATGGCATCAAAGGCTCGTGAGGCACGCTGAAGGTCACGCCAAGACTTACATCGATCGCGACAAGCCGGAATATTTGGGAACCGTCGTTAACTCGAAGGTAAGATTCGGTGCGACATACAACCGGACCGATGAAGTCGGAGTGATCTCACTAATTGAAGGACAATAAAAGCCAGCGATTATGATCCATGAAACCAAAGACCAAAAACTGATCGATGGTTCGATCGAGCATTTTGAGAGGAATCCAACCGTCAAGGAATTATTTGCTTCGGAAGATGGGCAGTATTTCTTTTCTGTTTCACGATCGAATTACCATTGTAAAACGCGAGGCTTAAAACTGTACAGGATTTCGCGCTCGCAGATAGAGAAAAGCGCACCTGAACCAAAGCCGGAAAAGAAAGCGCCGGAGAAGAAAGCTGAACCAGCCAAAACCTCCAGCGCAAAAGGAGTGGGATCAGAAAAAAAACCTTCAAAACCTAAGTAATGGGAAAAATAGAATTTAATATTGGTCAAGGAGGTTTAGGCAGACCGCTGACAGGGAAGGATTATTACTCCGGATTGTTATTTGATTCAGCAGTTTACCCTTCCGGCTTTTCAGCTTTAGAGCCAATTAAGCTGGTCGCCTCCCTGGAGGATGCCGAGGATCTCGGCATTGTATCAGGAACAGGAGAAACACTCGCGACAGGTGGAGAAATTGAGGTGACCTTAGTCGGTGCCGCCGGGGATAAATACACCATCGCAATCCAATCAACCAGGAATCCCGCAATTACCCTGGGAGAAGTAATCGAGGCAGCAGCTGAAACGGCGGATACTCTCGCTGCGAGAATTGCAGCCATAATCAATGCGAATAGCAACACCACAGGATTCACGGCATCAGCCGCGCTCGCCGTGGTTTCAATTGTTATGGCTCCGGACTGGGGTGCCGCATTTAATGGAGCCGGACTTTCAATCGTTTCCACCGGAGCCGGGACCAGCACAGTCACTCAATTTACAGCAGGAGTCGGATCCGATTTATCCGCGCTTCATTATACGGTTTCGGAATTTTTCAGGATGCAGCCAAAAGGCTTATTGTGGATCGGAATTTATGATGAATCGGGAGGATTAGATTCTCAGGATATCGAGGACATCCAAACCGAAGCCGATGGTGATATTCGACAGATGGCCATTTTAATGCAAACATCATTCGCAACGGGTGACCTTGGAATAATTCAAACCGCAATCGATGCGCTGCAAGTGGATTATCAATTCATGAATGCATTATACGCGGCGGATCAACTATCCGACACTTTGACAGCGCTCGCGGATCTTCGAGCATTGACAGATGATCGCGTATCAGCAGTCTGCGGACAAGATGGAGGTGCAGAAGGATGGCGCCTGGTGGATGTTTTGGATCGATCAATGCCAGCAGTCGGAACAGCACTCGGAACCGTCGCACTTGCCAGCGTTTCTGAAAATATCGGGTGGGTTTCCAAATTTGACCTGGCAGGAGGTGAAATGGAAGTTCTATCATTCACAACCGGGGATCTATTGAAAGCGATAAGCAGCCCAACCCTTTTATTTTTGGAAAATCGCGGCTGGATTTTCGGCAAAAAATACGTGGGTAAAGCCGGATCATACTGGAACGATTCATCATGCGCCATTACAGAAACTTCGGATTACGCATATATTGAAAATGGCAGGACCATCGACAAAGCCGTCCGAGGTGTCAACGTCGCGCTGACCAATTTTATAAACGCGCCTCTTTTCGTAGATGCCCAAACGGGAAGGTTAACCGAATTAACCATTTCGACATTTGCCAATGCCGCATCGATCCCCCTCGATCAAATGCTGATCGACCTGGACCTTTCAGGATTCGAAGTAATCATCGATCCGGAGCAGAACGTCCTCGCGACAAGTACAATCACAATTACAATCCGCCTTGTACCAGTCGGAGTCGCCAGGACAATCGTGGTTAATATAGGTTACACCGTTTCACTTTCATAAAAAATAAAAAATCATGGCAGTAATAAATCATCCATTTGGAGCAACAGGAAACCCGGTATTGTCAGCCGATGCAGCACAAGCGATCACGGTCGATAAATCATACACAATTGTCGATGGCGTCACGGTTATCGCGCTTACCAATAATCGGACTTTGAATTTGACCATCGATGACGGAATGCCGCTCGGCGCTCAATTATTTGTAATGAGTAAAACCACAGCAGCGGAAACAACAATCTTCGGAACCGGAATGGTTGGCGTCACAATAACAGGAACTGCTGGGAAAACCATTTGTGCCCTGTTCATTTTTGACGGGACCAATTTTGTCCAGGCCGGAGCAGAGCAGCAAATCGATTAATTCTAAAATAGAGCGACATGGCAGAACCATTAATAAACGGACGCGCTTATGATTATGTAGATATCCAGGTTTCAATCCTCGGAGCAGAAATCAATGGAGTCACAGAAATCAATTACACCTCGGAGCAGGAGAAAACAAACAACTTCGGAACTGGTGTATTTCCGACCTCAAGAGGTCGAGCGTCACGCAATTCTTCCGGATCGATTGGACTTTCAATGAACGAAGTCGAAGCGATCCGGGAAGTCGCTCCATTCGGTAATTTGTTAGACATTCCCTCGTTTGATATTGTAATCGTTTTCGGCAATGTACAATCGCCGCAGACGCACGTAGTAAAAAACGTGGAATTTACCGATGATGGCGTTGAAACCTCCACAGGAGATGCCTCAGTAAATAGGGTATTTTCCTTTGTAGCCTCTCATATTTTGTACAGATAAAAAATGAAAAGAACGATAATCGAAAGGAAATCCGCACCGACGAGTGATTACACAATCACATTCAATGGCAAGGATTTTAAATATAAGATCCAGGAGCCGACGTTTGAGCAATTGAGCGTCGCGCTCGCTGAATCACAGGCCGGAGTTGGGAAATTAAACATGGCCGGGGGTGGGAAAGTAGTATGGGAATTGTGCTGCCTTGAAGCAGATGAAGCCATCGAAAAGAATCCCCGCATTTTGCTCTCGGTCTGTATAGAACTTTATACAGAGTGGGTTCTGAGCGCCGATGTTGAGATAAAAAAAAATTAGAGAAATATTCTCTGACGGGTAATAAAATCGGACATGGACACATTGTCGCCCTGATCCGATTTTTTTATCATATAAAACCTGAAGATCTGGACCTGGACACATTCGCGAAACTGCAAGCTGAGTTACTTTTTTTAGCGTCAATCGGAGTTTTAAATATTACGTTCAATGCCAGTCACAGATAGAGTTGAATATATAGTTTCGGTCCGCGATTTGGCATCCCGGAAATTGAAAGGGATGACCACACAGGTGGGAAGGACTGACAAAGCCTTCTCAGCTTTAAGTCGGCGGATTGGTGCATTTGCAGGAGCAGCAGCACTGGGTCGTGTACTATCAAATTCGATCAAAAAGATGGCTGAATTTGAAGAGGTCGCCTCCAATTTATCAGCCATAACAGGAGCCGTCGGTGATGATTTGGATTTTTTGAAAAAGAAAGCAATCGAACTCGGAGCCGCGACAACAAAATCCGCCGTCGAAACTTTGGAAGGAATGAAGCTGATCGCATCAGCGAAACCCGAACTTTTATCGGATGCGGCTGCGCTTGCTTTAGTAACCGAGGAAGCGATTGCATTATCAGAAGCAAGCGGACTGGCTCTCCCGGAAGCAGCGCGAAATTTAACATCAGCATTAAATCAATTCGACCTGGCAGCGAGCGAAAGCAGCCGAGTAATTAACGTCCTGGCAGCAGGATCCAAATTTGCAGCTGCAGAGATCCCGGAACTGGCCACATCATTAAACGAATTCGGCGGAGTCGCCAAAAGTTTAAATATTACCCTGGAGGAATCCGCTGCAGCCGTCGAAACATTATCAGCGAAAAACCTGAAAGGTGCGCGGGCAGGATTTATGATGAGGAACGTCCTCCTGAAATTAGGAGCATCAACCAACAGGAATATCAACCCGGCAATCGTCGGACTGGGCACAGCGCTCGAAAACCTGGGAGGAATCCAGGATGACGTCACCGCATTAACAAAAATGTTCGGCAGACAAAACGTCCTCGCAGCACAAACACTTATAAAAAACCGGGATCGATTCAATGAATTGACAGAAGCGATGACGGGCACAAACGTCGCTTATGAACAAGCCGCAATTAATACGAACAACCTCAAAGGCGATGTCGACAGATTAAGCAGCGCCTGGGAAGGATTCATTCTGAATTTGAATAAAGGCGAAGGTGATATTACAAATCTATTCCGCAAAGCAACACAAGCAGCAACACAATTTGCAGAAGGACTCGCCCTGGCTGCCAAAGGTCAGGACCAGCTGAACGATGAAGGAGTGATGAAACGAATGACCGGATTCACGGATTTCCTAAAGACGCAAGGCGTCAAAGATATGGAATCGTTGAGGGAGGCCGTCGTTACAGAAATCCTGCGGATGGATTCAGCGACAAAAGAGGCAGCACAAAGAACACAGGAAATCGGGAAAAGGAGAGTCAGACGCGCAAGAGAGGGATCCGTTCAGTATTTCTTTCAGGATATCGGTCTCGCAAATAAGGAAAAATTTGCAGAAAGGCTCTCCCTGTCAGCCGCCGTTGCAACCGACCGTCCATTTTTAAATCAGTTAGAAGAATTAATCGGCGATCCCGATAAGCTGAATGCGCTAATGGAAAAACTTTCTCCAACGCTGGCAGCGCCGGAACTTACACCAGCAGGAGCAGCGCCGCCAGGGTCAACAAAAATCGATCCAGCCGCGCAAAAACAAATCTCAACCATCACAGGAGCAGCGCCGAAAACCTTTAATATAAATATAGGATCACTAATCGAAAACCAGGAAATATCAACCACCAATCTGACAGAATCAGCAACCGAGGTGAAACACGCAATCACGCGAGCGATGGCTGAAGCACTGGCAGACGTGGATCCAATGACAACGTAAAATGTTGAGGCCGCAAATAAATATAAAAATCGGACAGTTTCCAGGGGTGGATTTTACTTATTGCCAGGAAGTAAAAATTGAAACATCCCGCGATTCATTTACACGAACAGCCTCCATCGTTCTGCCGCAGCGATTTTATAAAAAATACGAGAAAATAATCAACGTAATATCAATCGGAGATCCGGTCGTTATCGACATGGGATTTTATCCGAATTTGGAAAACCGCTTTAATGGATATGTAACCAGGCGCGTCCCGGATTCCCCGCTGCAGCTTTCTTGTGAAGATGAATCCTGGCAGTATAAAAACCGATTTATTGATCCCGTAACCGTTGAGGACGCAACCCTGGAATCATTTATAAAAAAAATTTACACAGGGAAGATCGGGACCATTGCAGATGGAAGTCGGAAAATCGGAGATTGGCGCGTCGCAGGATTTACCACATTTATAAAAGCGCTGGACACGCTAAGAAATACTTTCGGAATTACCGCATTTTGGGATTTGGATGGCGCTTTAAATATTGATGCACAGCTGGAGCAAGTATCAACGGTGAACAATAGAATATTTGATTTTAATATAAATCTCATATCGACCGAAGGGATGAATTACCAGGAAGCCGCTGAATATTCGCAAGTGGTATTTTATTCTTCAATCCAGGAGGAACTCCTGGAAGATGGAACGCCAAAACCGACCGTTGAGGTTTATGCCTTTTATGATAAATTGGGAAGGCCACAAGTATCAGAACTCAATCCAGGGGTCCAGGGAAATATAAATCGTTTCACGATTCCTTATTTCTCAGCCGCCGAATTGAAACCGCTGGCCCTCACACGCCTGAAGGCTTTAAATTTCACAGGATATCGCGGCGGATTTGTAACATTCGGAGAACCGATCACTGAAGTAAACGATGACTGCCAAATCAGAAACACCCGATCACCGGAGATGGATGGCAGATACAGAGTCAAAGCAGTCAATGTAAGTTATGGAATCAATACAGGATATAAACAGGAAATCGAAGTCGCAAGGAAAACAGGATGAAAAATTTACAGACCATAATGAACGAATTTATCATCCGCGTTCTAAAAGAACAGGAGATTTACTCGGAGCGAGCCAGGGTGTTAGAACAGCCACCACCCGATGAAGAAAAAAACACCTGCTCAGTTGAAACCCTGGACAATAAAAGTATTATACATAAAGTGCTATTTTCAGGATATCGCGGCGCTCAATACGGTTTATTTTTGGTTCCAAAAATAGGATCCGTCGTCACGATAAATTATTACTCCAAGGATGAAGCATACATCGCCACACCAGCAGAACTGGAAAGAGTAAAACTGATTTATAAACCCGCTGATGATATCAATGGAGTTTCAATCGATATCATAAAAGAAAAGATATTAATCGAATGGCCGGAATCAGAGGAAGGAACCACAGTCGAGATCTCAGAGGAACAAATCCTGGTCAATTCAGAAGAAACGATTTTTAATGGAGGTGAATTATTAGGAATGGTAAAAGTTGAGGAAATGACGGCTCGGCTGAATGACCTGGAATCGCTGTGGACCCAAATACAAATGGATTTTAATACATGGGTGCCCGTTCCAATGGATGGAGGTGCCGCATTGAAAGCAACTTTAAGCGCCGGAATCTTAGCACAGATCGTCCCGAATTCTCAGGTCGGAGATTTTGAAAACGAAAAAATAAAACAATAATGGATGTAAAGGACATTTTAATATTAGACCCTTTCAATGATGTAACCGGGGATTTTAAAATCGATGATTCGAATATTCAGAATCAATTGGCGCTTTTATATAATTCACCTGGCCAATTTTACCAATGGCCAACACTCGGAGTGGATGCCAGGGATTCAATTAATTCACCTGTTGAATTACAACTTTTGAGAGCGCGAGTGATTACGGAATACTCAAAGGACGGTTATCAATTAACGGTTTACGATTTCCAGGCACGACCGGATGGATTCGAAGTCGATATCGATGCCATAAAAATAAGATAATGGGAAAGATAACCTCACAACAAAATATCATGGATGCCGCCCTGCAGGGATATGGGCAGCTGGAACAATTGGTGAAATTTGCCGCCGAGAATAATTTTTTATTGGATGAATTACCTGAAGTCGGGCAGGAGTGGAGCACCACCCCAGGATTCGGTGATACATCCACGATTGAATTTATAATCGATCGCAATTTCATTTATAATAATGGAGGTGTTGAGGCCAAGGCTTTCATCCTGGCCAACACCGATCTGGATATCTTGGCAGCAAAAGCAGGAGTGAAATTCATTTATAAATAATTTGTCATGGCAATAGATAAAAGAATACATGAGCTCGTCGAAACCAGCGACAAAACAGGCAGATACATCGCACTCGATGAAGCCGGATTATCAGAAGCGCTGAAATTTAACGCCGATCTTTTAATCACCAAAGCGATCACAGACACGCTTTATGTGAAGCTCACCGGAAATGAATCGGTTAACGGATTGAAAACCTGGAACAACCTGGGACAATTTGATGCCGGGATCCTGGTCACCGCCGGAGGAATCGATGTGACGGGAAATTCAAATATAAATGGCACGCTGGGTGTTGACAACACGTTAACCGTTACAGCTGGGGGATTAATTGTCACTGCCGGAGGAATAACGGTCACTGCCGGAGGCATTGACATTGCCGGAGGCGCAACAATTGCCGGAGGCGCAACTTTTAACACAGGCAACGTGGTTGTAAATGGCATCTTTACTGAAACGTCAAGTGGAAACAGCATAATTCTGCAGGGTTCAGAATTAACATTTGACCGCAATTCTGTCGTTTACGTGAGATGCTCGACCGCAGGAGGTTACATCGCTTTAGTAACAAATGGATTATCTGGCTCGGTTGCAAATTCAAACCTGACATTATTCTCAACACAAAATTCAGTTTTTTACGGAAATTTAGGAATCACCGATGGATCAGCATTGACAGCACCGAGCCGAATGGTTCAATTATACAGTGAAGTCGCGACCCCTGAAATCATGGCAAAATATGCCACTGCCGGAAATGATATTGATACAGGAAGGATATTATTTGAAAGCGATGCTGCCGGGAGATATTCACAAATAAAAGGCCGTCGCCATGCAAACAGCAACGAACATGGATTGGAATTCTGGACTTACAACACCGGAGAAGTGCAGGCGATGCAGATATCCCCCCAGGGAACAGTCGGAATCAATAACGATCCTGCCGTTTCCCAGGTTTTCAAAGTACAGGGATTTCCTTCTCAGATTGTAAGCTGGGCAGTACATGATTATCCTCCGACAGCTTTTATTGATTTTACAACAACCAATCCGAACAGAACGATTTATTGCACTGGAATTGAAGCCGTCGGAGCAGCAAATAATCACACGGCCATAACCATGTCCGCCCGATCGTCAGCCCAATATATTGCATTTGCTTCTTTGGTTTGCGTGGCGACAAGCGCCTCAAATAATAACTCCCGCTTCGCTGTCAACCTTAGACACGGAACAGGCACGACCGATTACAGGACACCGTTCAAAGTGGATTCCGACGGGACGTTTTATTTTCAGGTGAGCACGACGAGCCAAGACATTATTTTCAAATTCGTGCAAAGCTCCACAGCGCAAGCAGTCATGGGATGGGACGATAATGAGAATGCAATTTCCATTAATATAGGATCCAGTTTTGCAGAAACGGATCGATTCCTTTTTAAAGCGGCGAATTTTAATATGTACGGATCATCGACGGCAACTTTGCTCATCGATGCAGCGACATCCACATGCACGATCAGTCTCCAGGCAGCAAGCTCAAGCGACTCACGAATCAATTTTAGGCAAGACACAAGCACCCGGTTTCTTATAGGTTACGATTCCAGCGCGGCAAACTTCCAGATCCACAGCAGCACCTCCTTCTCAAGCAGCGCTCCGGATTTTTGCGTTGACCTGAACGGCCATGTAGGGATTGGAAAAGATGCCCACGCGAATGATAAATTGTACGTTTATGACACCAACAGCAGCGGAACACATTTCTGCCTCAGAGTTTATGCAGATGGTAACAATGTCACAGCAGCACAAGGAATCCACATCCAGGCCGGACTTGATACCTTGACCTCGGATGATAATAATTATTTGTGGTGCGTTGATGGGAACGGGACCACGGTCGGAACGCTCCTGGCCGACACAACCAGCTTCAGAATTTTTAATGCAGTATCAAGCCGGAATTATAAGTCCAATATTAGGGAGATAAGCGAATCGGCAATGGCTAAATTCAAAGATCCCAGAGCACAGCCGAAACGATACAATTACATCGGAAGAACAGATGAAGAACGAGCAGTGATCGCAGCCAGGGGAGGTGACCCGACCGAGCTGGTCGGTTTTGTAATCGAGGACCTGGAGCAGATATTCCCCGACGCCGTCAAACATCGCGTGGATGAGCATGGAACCCCGGTCCACATGTACTCAGATACAACCCTGATCCCCCATATAATCGTCGCGCTAAAAGAACTGGATGCCCGATTAGCCACGCTTGAACCATAAATTAAAACCAGATATATGAAATTAATCGCAGTTGTTGAGGCTTACCAGACCCTGGTCGCAATTAAGAATTCTAATGATATGCCCATCGGACTGGCATGGCAGATCCTGGATCAGATCACAGAAATGGCTCCCACAAATGAACGCTTCGAGAAGCAGAAAAACGCCCTGGGGGAAAAATACGGGGATCCGGATCCGGAAAATCCAGGAATGGTCCACATCAGAAAAAAGGAGGAGGAGAAATTTCAAAAGGATTTCGACGACCTCTCCAATATTGAGATCCCGATGAACGGAATAAAAAAGCTATCCAAAGCGGAACTTTTAAAGACCGAATTAAAGGTGCCAGCAGGAACCAACCTGGGATCCTTGAAGCCGCTTATTGAAAACTAAATCCGTAAGTCGCTCATTTTTCATACCTTTAATCGATGTTAAATCGTTAGCGGACTCGGATCGGAAGGAGGAATGCAAGCCAATGGCCACCGGGTCCGTTTTTTTACCACCAGGGAATCCGCATCGCAACGGGTTGAATTCCATGGCTTTTTTTCTTCGCAATCGCGGCGGATTCCCTGAATTTTTATGGAACCAAAACCAGGAACATATAAAATGGGACGCTGCCTGGTCATTGTTTCAATAGACAATGGCCGCTGGCACATGAGCATCAGCACCAGGATCGCCTCGCCATCATACCAGGAAATAAAAAAAGCCAGGTATTTATTCATTCCAGATAAAGCAGTAATGGCTCAACTTTTTCCGAGCAGCGCGGAATGGGTAAATTTGCATCCATACTGCCACCATTTGTGGGAGATAAAAGCGGAAGATATTGAAGGATTCGAATCCCAGGAGGACCGGAAGTCTAAAGAATGACAGCGCGATCGTTGAGCGAACGCCCCTGGTCGCCCGGTCCTTTTTTTAACCCCTGGAGAATTCATTATTTGAATTCCACCCGACCAACGGGAGGGAATAAGACCAGGAAAAACCGCCATGTCACTAATTTAATTATATTTGATTACCATAATTCTGGTCAAGCCAATTATTTCTATTTAACATAATATCTATTATAGTCCACTTTTTTGATCGCCGTTGAGGTGGTGGATAACTAAAATTTGCCTTCAGGAAAATAAACCGTTAACTTTCAGTGAAGTAAACCGATGGTTATGGAGTACTCAGAAGTGAACCTTTTTCTGCTCGGAATTGACCGCCTCGGATATCGACCGTTCCATGCGGCATATATGGAGCCTTTCGATTTAATATTTTTCACGAACGGATCCCAGGTCTTAATTCTACAAAACCTGGGAGTTTTCCGAGGGATGAGAATCTATCATTCCAGCCAACTCCAATCAGTAACCGACGAAATCTCCCGGATCCGGATCCAGGAGAAGCTCGGATTATAAACACCAGGTAAAAATAATCACATTAAAAGACGGTTTATCTTGCTGAGTCCTTGCGTGTTCCAGGGAATTGTGTTATATTTGAATATAACAAAAACGATAAACATGAAAGCAGCAGAAAAATACACAGCAGAATGGTTCAAAAACGAACATATAATCGACGTAGAAAAATGCTCGCGCAACAGAGGCCATTACGGAAGAACAATATCAGACAGAGCAACTGCAGAATTGAAAAGAAGATCCACAAAATAAAAAAAAAAGCCATGACAGCAATGACCACAGTATTAGCCAGCACCAAAGAAGCACTCCAGGAACAACTCGATCACCTGGCCGATTCATACAGAATGACCCCTTCCATCTGGACCTGGAACGCAATAATGCAAGTAAAACAAGCAATGACCGAAACCAAATAAAACAAACGAGATGAGCAATAAAATAAACAACCCAAGCGCAAGATTCTGGACTCGCACCCAACTGAAACAAACCGTCAAAGAAGCAAAAACTGCCGGACTCCACGTCCACCAGGAGCAAGACATGACCAGCATCACGGATCCAGGAAACCAGGACCGCCTGGTGCTCCGGTCCCTGAATAACGGTCGGAACGAAATGGTCCGATTAGATAAATCATACTTCGCATAAACAACCGATAAAAAAACGATAGACATGAAAACAAGCGCCAAAATGGTAATGATGAGCCACCTCTCCGATGCACAATTTGAATATACAATCGGATTCGCAGATCCTAAAGACACCCAGGAATCCAGGGACAAAGCGAACCTCCGCCTGAACTTCGTAAAATACATGATCGACAAACTTCTGGATGACCGCCTGGATAATTTAGGCCAGCCGCTGACGAATCACCTGGAGGTGGATCCGGACGAAATGTTTAAGGAATTTCTGGAGCTAAAAATAAATGACTAAAAGACGGTTTATCTCCCTGGAACCTTGCGTGTTCCAGGGATTTGTCGTATATTTGAATATAACAAAAACGCAAAAAAATGACAACTTACGACAAACTGGCCAGACACGAAAATTTCTCCACGGCGGATTTTTTCCACCTCTCAGACAAAGGTTATACAAACGAGGAAATCCTCGGAATTTGGGACCGCGACCTGGCAGCTGGCCGGGGACCAGTAACCTCTTACGATTTCAATAAAACAGTACAATTTTTTGCAAACAATAAATAAACCAGGAACCATGCACACCACCTTAGAAAATAAAGTAATAGCAGAACAGGAAAATTACCTGGCAACTTCAGACAGCGACCTTTACATGATTTGCAAAAACATTTATAAGCATCACGGAGAAGAAGCAACCCTGGAGCAGATCGCTGAAGAAGTAGAACTTTTTTATAACAACTAAAAAACTGGAAACGATGAACATCACAGAAACACAGTATCAGCTGGCTTATTTGAGGCAAATGGAACAAAATAACCTGGAGCTTTGGAGAACAGAAGAAGCCGCCGCTCAACCAAACGACCTCGGCCAATTATATTTTGACGCTTATCAAGCCTATAAAGGATCCGCTGACAAATTGGACCTGGCCATTAAATACCTGGGTGAAGCGCAAGAAATCTCCGCAAAAATAAAGGAGCACAACCAAACCGAGGACTTGAAGGATTCGAACATTTACCTCCTGGATGATATGGGACCAGGATCCCTTCAGCGAATTTTTAACGAGCACGATCACCTGATCGTCATGGACTGGATTACCAGCCTCGCCTGTAAAGGAAACGTCGAAGCTGACATGATAATGGACGAAACAATCCATGGCGACAAATACAGCGCCAGCCTGGTGGTCAAATACCAGGGTCACCGTTTCAGCATATACTCCAGCTTCGGAGATTTCCGCTTCGGATCCGAAAGCGGAAACACGGTCCCGGACCAGGTAATCGAAAACTTCATAAATGAGATCAAAAAATAATAGTATTAAAAGACGGTTTATCTCCCTGGAACCTTGCGTGTTCCAGGGATTTGTCGTATATTTGAATATACAAAAACGATAAACATGAAAACAGCAACAAACAAGCAACTAACAAAAATCGCGGCGGATAAATTGGACCTGGAAACATTAGAAACCAGGATGAGCGACGGCTTAGATTTTCACGACCTGGCCGTCTGGCAAATAAAAGAAGCTCTCCAGGCAGCGTTCGAATTAGGACAAAAAAGCAAATAATCAAATAAACGATAAACATCATGAAAAACAGATTCTACATTTTAACCTTCAAAGGGACAACTTTAGAAAAGCTGCAAGCACAACTGGATCATGAGCTCATTATGCTCCAGGACGACGGAAACGAAATAATCGATTGTCAGATCCTCCAGGATCCCCAAAACTGCCGGATGCTAATCGGAATTATAAAATACAAATACATAAACGAATGAACATCATGAGAGCGAAAATTAAAAGAAACGACTCCGGCACAATCAGAGAGATCCCGGTCACGGTCCCGGAATATGACCAGGAAACGGTCGACTGGTACGTTCAAAAATTCTTCCAGAAAATGATGGATCCCATTTACGGATGCGAAATGCAAACAGCAAAAGACTGGGTCACCGGGACCAACAGCGCAACCAATGAAATCGAGAAGTATGAAATTTATAATGCGATTGAGGACAACTGCCGGATTTGCCCGATTGGATCCCGGACCTATTTAATCAGAAAATAAAAAACGAAAACATCATGAAACAATTAGAACTTTTCTTAGACAAATTAATCCGCTCCGGCTTTGATTGGACCTGTAACTGGCAGCACGACGTGAACAACTCCCGCCTGGACCATTACACCATCCGCAAAAACGATGAAAGCATCCAGGTTATATTTCAGATATTCTCCGGATCTAAAGGATTCACCAATTACATCGAAAGCCAGCAACTCGATTATGACCGGATGATTACGGAATTTAACCAGGCACTCAGACCTGAATAAATGGCAAACGATTTAAAATTCCGGGATTCCAGGAAACAATTTTATGCCTGGAAAAATAAGACAAACAAGATCTCCGGGTTTTGTCTTTGGCAAATCGAATTTGCAGGATTTCTCCTGGAGGCATGGAATGACCAGGACGGTCACATGGTAATTTTTCAAATTTTCGAGAATGGCCGTGGCTTCCTGGTTTATAAACCAGATAGAAATTACTATAAATAAATTCATTAAAAGACGGTTTATCTCCCTGGATCCTTGCGTGTTCCAGACTTTAATGCTATATTTGAATATACAAAAACGATAAACATGAAAACAACAGACGCAAAAAGGACAGAATTAACCGCAAAATTAGAGAATTTCCTGGCGACTTTTCCAGACAACGCAACCAGCTGGAGAGAAGCAACCGACGAAATCAGGGACCTGGCTTATAAGATTCGCTCAACGTATAACGAACTTACCCTGGACGTCATAGAGGGAGATGAAGGTTACATCGAAAGCCTGAATTATACAAACTTCAGGACACCCGCAGAATGGAACACAGGAACCAAAAAGCAGATCAGGAACCTCTGGACCAAGATGAACGACTGGAGCCGCCTCTGCGCCATGAACGAACAATAAAAGCAACCACAGTATAAACGATAAACATCACAGCCATGAAAACAACAGACATTCAAGAGAAGTACAGGAACACAAACCAGGCCATTTTATTCACCGGGATTTATGAACTGATAAGCAAGACAGGAATCCACAGCAAGGTCATGGTCGACATAAAAAACGATTCTTATGACGCGCAGAGTTACGCAAAAATACAAACCTGGACACCAGCTGGATGGGTATTTGTAACCAGCCTGAACTGGAAGGACACCCGGAGCCAGGAAATATTTAACCAGAAAAAAGTGGAGAGTTTCACCACGCGAGAATTCAGAGCATTCCAGGCAGACAAAGATCAACTCCTGGTGCTGGCCGACAAAATTATTTAATAACCATATAAACGATAAACATCATGACAACAGAAATCGAAATTCTACAAAACAAGGTGCTGAAACGAGCAGAAAACAACATGCCCAGGATCAGCGAAGTAATTACACAGATCCAAACCGAGGACAAGCTGCTCGGAGATGCCCTGGTTCATACGAACCGCTTTAAATTCCAGGCAGCAGGATCCGGAATGATAATGAATTATGGCGATGAGCAAAAACACATGGGCAAATTTGCCACCAGGCAGATCGCTAATAAATTCGGGATCCCGACGCAATATTTGAATCGCCTGAACGAATCTCCATGGGGACCAACTCTCGCGGCGGATATTATGAACCGCCACGCCCAGGAATCAGAACCACAAAGACTCCTGGTCAGATCCGTAGAAGATGAAGTCAGGGGAGTTTTATCGGATTCATATAAACGGATAAATTCAATGACCGTATTCCTGGCATTCCTCCAGGCAGCAACCGAGAAGGAAGCGAAATTATATGACGCGGCAATTGATGAAACAAAATCCTTCATCGAGGTAATTGTCCCGGAAATAGTACAGATCGACACCCCGAACAATGGAATGGTAAATATGATAATGGGTGCAGAGCTAAGAAATAGCGACTTCGGAGATGGACGCCTGAATCTCAGAACCTACCTTATGAACGTAGTATGCCTGAACGGGATGATCGGGAAAAAATTTATGAACGAGG